CCTGCGGGGAAAATCTATTTTTGGGGTTTTGTTAGGCAGGGGTAACAGATAACTTTTGTTTTGAGGGATGGGGGGATAGGTTTGTGACAGACCTTACAGAGATTGGGCATAGGGGGGTTATAATCAGTAGGGTTGTATTTTGTTGGAAGACTTGTACAGGAGTTCTTTTTTGATGAGGTATGCTTTTTTACTTTGGGTGTCTCCCTTCCCGTAGAATGTAACCCATTGTAGATTGTTTAGGATTATGGTCTGTATTAATTTAGTGGGGGTTATCCATATCATATCCACTTTATCGGTGAAGATCCACCAATCAGCTTTTGTGGTCAGTAGTCCACTAGGTTTGTCATACATTTCTATTTCGACAACAAAGTTACCAGTGTATATAGATTTTCTATCTGTTTTGACTTCTATTTTGGTATCTGTTTCTGGTACAAATATGTCATACTGAGAGAACTTACCGGGTATCTTTACGGTTGATGGGTGTGTTTTCTGTAGTTTTTTAACTACTTCAAGCTCCACTTCTTCACCGTAAGCTAGTGATTCATCAAATCCACTCATAGGTGTGTGCTCTTTGCATTGCTAGATGGAGGTCATCGTAGATGGTGTCTGTTATCATTATGTCCTTGGTGAAGTCATATATTTCTTCGGGGGATATGAATGACATGATACATTTATCCTCTTCGTTATAGATTGTAAGGTGTGTTGTTTCAGAATCGTATACATCGTCTACGATTATACAAGCTATTTCTACGTTACCTCGTCTGATTGCTGTGTACTCGTAGTGTTCTTCATTCTCCATAATAGTTTTTTTCTTATTTCTTTACCCAATTCTTAATCATTGGGGTATTCTGTTATTAGTTTCTCTATTCTGACCAGTACTGTCAATACTTATCATGAGGGCATCCCTCTTGTAGAACTGCTTTATAATCTTTAGGTCTTTTCGTGTTTGTACGTTTGAATACTTTATCGTATCATATCGTATCGTATCGTGTCTTATAGTATCAAATGATGGGTTGGTTGTCCCAAGCACTATGATTAAAATATATGTTTTCATATCTTAGCATTAGGTTTCATAAATACAATAATACAGAATATTTACAGTTCTGTGGTGGAGTTTAACACTTTGTTAAAAAATTACTTTACACACCCCCTTCTGTAAGTCTTACTATGAGAGGGTTTCAGAAACACTACCCGTCGACAATAGGTATATATCACTTAGGGTATGGGTACAGACCATCTATTCCTGCGGTACTAAGAGAACCGCTAGTGTCAAGACTATATGTTTAATTATAGATATATATTTATCTATATATAATCTTTACTACCTCCACTACATCAGCCCTGCATACTGTGGGTTCTATTTAAAAGTTACGTTAGTAACTCCTCCGCTTATGACCAGGTTGACATGGTTGGTCATTGCCTGGATTTAAACCCGTAGTTTATAGTCTAAATTAACTTTACAGTTAATTGCTTGAGTTGAGTTAAGGTCAACTAGTACGTAACACCTATCAATGTTTTGTTTATGTTGCTAAAAAATGGAGATGTAAACATTATATCTACACCTCCATTAAACAAATAATCATGAAACTATTTACAAATATAGTAATTATTTATTTAATTTAGTAAAAAATATATAAAATGAAGTCAGGATATATACCCGAAGGTGGGATAACAGTACCAATCTTCTTAGAGATTATAGACATACCACTTGAGTCTACCTATGACAGGCATGAAGATGGGATATTGTACAGTATTAACACTAAACAAACCCAAGATAATATACTAAGTGTAGTATTGAGGTCATTAGATGAGTATCATGGTGATGAGAGGTATTTAGATGCTTTTACATGGGCGGTAGATGCAACAGACCACCTGTATGAGTTATTACATAAAACTACAAAATAGAGGATACAGCAATTCTTAACTTTGTAAAAACATTATTGTAGTCTATAACTACAGACCTGAACTAAGGACATGGATATACAAAACTCCGAGAATAACTTTCCTTCTTCGTTTGAAGACAAAGAGGTAAAGAAGGACAAGAAGTACATATTACAGTATGCTAAGGATCTTTGGGGTGCAGCAAAGAAGTCATCCACCTCTTATTCTTTTAATGCACGTAAGGACAGGTACATAAATAACAGAAAATACTCTGAGGGTTTACACTCTATTGAGAAGTTCAAGCAACAGTTCTCTGTAACTGGTGACAACACATACTTAAACTTTGATTGGGGAGTGTCCACCCCACTACCAAAACTTGTAGAGGTATTCCGGGGGCAGATGTTGAACCAACCATACAAGATACAGTTCACCCCTGTAGACTCGTTATCATTAACACAGTATGACAGGGAGAAGAAGGTTAAGTTAGCGGAGATGATGATCCAGGATAAACTAGCACCACTAGTTAATGAGGGGATTATACAGAAGAAGACTGACTTACCTGAGGACAATGATGAACTAGAGATATATATGCAGACCAACTTCAAGTTGGCACAGAGTATAGCTATGGAGACTATCACAAAAGCTGTGATGGAGGACAATGACATGGACTATATCAATGACAGAATTGCTAAAGACCTTATAGACTTAAAGATTGCAGCGGTACGTGTCACACTTGATGAGAACAAAAACATTAAGATTGATTACATAGACCCTGTAGATTTGGTCACATCATATGTGAAACAGTCTAATTTTAAGGATGTTAAGCACGTTGGTGTTATGTCTGAGGTCACAGTGGATGATTTAAGGGTGATGGCTGCGGGGCAATTAACAGAGGAGGAATTGTTTGACATAGCTAGTAATGTAGCTGGAAAGTATGGTAATGGTTCATGGGACACAATAAACCGTAGATACTACGACAACAGTTTCGATTGGGACAGGGTGAATAAGTTTAAGGTCATGATACTTGACTTTGAGTTCTTCTCCACAGATGACTTAACTGTGACTAATGTTAAAGCAAAAAACAATGGGTTCAAGACATTGATTAACGAAGAACCCACTAATAAACGTGCTGAGAAGAACACTAAGGTAAAGAAGGTTAAGAATATCTACCTGGGTAAGTATGTTGTAGACACTGACATGATATTTGACTACGGTCTTAAAGAAAACATCATAAGGGAAAGAATCAATGGAAAGTACTCAACTAATACTACTCTTGGTTTTGTGGTATATGCTCCAGATATTTATGATATGGAGAATAAGTCGAAGGTGGAAGAAATGATTCCTTACGCTGACGAACTTATACGTATCCAACTAAAGATGCAACAGATAATTGCTAAAGCTGCCCCATCGGGTTACGCAATGAACGTAGATGCAATTGTTGAAGGATTACAGGGTATGGGTATTGGTGGTATGAAACCAATAGATGCTCGTGCTATGCGGGATCAGATTGGTGATATCTACTACCGGGCGGTACGTGAGGATGGTACACCTATAACACCAGGTCAACCACCAATCACACCACTACCTAATGGACTAGATAACAGTATAATGTTACTAATCAATGCATACAACGCAGCGGTAATGCGTATGAAAGAGGCGATTGGTGTAAATGACGCTATAGATTCATCACAACCCGACAATAAAGCATTAATAGGGGTACAAAAACTAGCGGTGGCAGCACACAAGACAGCAATGAAGAGTCTGTACTCCACCTACCTAAAGATAAACGAAGACGTAGCGAGGCAAGTCTCTATGTTATCACAACAACTTATACGTAAGGGTATCAACAAGAGTACTTTCATAAACATGGTGGGTAAGGAAACAGTGGATCAGTTAGATGTCACTAAACTAACCACTAGTGATTTCTCAATTAGTGTAGATATGTTACCTGATGTTGAGGAAATGGCATACCTTGAGAGTAAGATTGAGTTAGCTCTAATGTCACAACCCCCAATGATAACCCTACAGGACGCTTTTGCTGTACGTAGAGTACTAAAGGAGGACGTAGACAAGGCAGAACAGTTATTGTCCGTTAGAGAGAAGCGTAGAAGGAAAGAGAACATGGAGAAGTCTCAGCAGATGCAACAGCAAAATGCTCAGATGCAGACACAAGTTGCTCAAGCTGCTGAACAAGCTAAACAGCAAACTAAGCAGATGGAGGCACAGATAGATGCTCAGAACACACAGCAAGAGTATGACCTAAGACTACGTAACGATCAGACAATGGAGGACGAGAAGCGTAAGACTATTATACTAGAACTTGATGCTAAGAAAGAATTAATCAGGGAAGCTGCTGATGCAGAAATGGGTAAGACTGATAAAAAACAAGAAGGTGGGGAGACAGCATACGACAGGATAAGTATACCAAAAGTTGCTGGTACAAGAATGCCAGGGGTTACACCAGATATTTCAGGTATGACTAGATAAAATCATCTAATTTATCATAAAAATCTTTTAATGTCATCTCATAAAATGCAAGAATTTCAGAAACAGTCTCAAACTTGGGAGACAGTTTCATATTCTCAATTCGAGACAGATATGCAGCATCCTTACCAATATAAAAAGCAAGGTCTTCAAGACTATATCCGTTCAATAGTCTTAAACCCATCAAACCTTTACCTAGATGTGTTCTGTTTATTTTTGAGTACTGTTTAGGTGACATATATTTTTACAAAATTAAGGATCAATTAGTTAATAATTTTAACCCCGCAAATATAAATAAAATAAAACCGTAATGAATTTAGAGGAATTAGTTGCAAAAGACTTAGCTAATCGTGTTGGGTTTCCTGTAGTAGAGGAAACAGCAGAGGGGCAAGTGGAAGGACAACCAAATGAGGAAGTCCAAGAAAGTTCTTTGACAGAAGAAGAAGATATAACAGTGACTCCACCAAGGGGTGAGGTAGTAGAAGAACCTGATAGTCAAGTAGTTGAGAAGACTGAGGTCGTTGAGAAACAACCAGAGGTCAATATGGATGATATTCGTGAACAGATTCGTAAAGAATTGAGTGATGAATACTCTAACCAAAAACCAAGTTTCGCAAATGAAACTATAGCTAAACTCAACGAGCTTGCAAGTTCAGGTATTGATGTTGACTCACCAGATTTCTGGAAGTGGCAGTACACTGATTTAGATAAATATGATACATCAAATGTTAATCAAGCATTGGAACTCAGAAAACTCGAACTAGAGTTAGAGAACCCAAACTTGAATGAACAGCAGATTAACAGACTATTAAAACGTAGTTATTCTGCTTTATTTGATGAGTCTTATGATGCCGAAGATACAGAGTATAAAGAGGCAATGGAAGATCTATCTATTGATGCTACACGAGGCGTAACTAAGCTGAAGCAGCATAAAGAATCGGTGCAATTACCGAAGGTTGATCTTCAACAAAAAGAGCAAAATGAGGCAGAGGCAAAAGCAGCACATGAAGCGTTTCTGAAAGATGTACGCAAGAATGTTCAGTCTTATGTTGAAGAACCAATTAAGCTTGATAATAATTTGGAGATAAAATATATCCCAAATGATGACACAAAGAAGTTTGTAGAATCGTCCATCGTCAACAATCAAACTTGGTTTGTAGACAACTACGTTAAAGACAATAATGTAGACTACCCAAGATTGAGAAGAGACATGGCGAGAATACATGACTTTGATAAGATCGTCAAAACTGTTTACGAACAAGGTATCTCTGTTGGTAAGGATCAGGTTGTTGATAATTTGGAGAATGCTTCTGACAGTGTTTCTTCACAAAAACGACAAACTGCTAATTCTTTCAAAGACCAAATTCTAGAACAGTATGCAATTCAAAATTCTAGAAAACGCTAAAAAATATAAAAAATGGCAGTTACAACTTTAGCTCCTGCATCCGTAAAGGTTGCATCGGAGTATAATTATTTGAACTCTCTAGCTTTGGCAGAAGGTCTGCACAAGCCAGAAGTAAGTTCAGTGTATGTTCAGCGATATGGTCGCCAGGACATCACAGGTTTATTGGAAATGCTTGGTAACAAGAAAGCAGTAAACAACCCTAAGTTCTCTCACTACGAGCAAGAGCGTATTCATGGTAAATTCAACCTTGCAGCTGCTGTGACCGCAGCAGGGACGGGTGCTAGTGAACATGCGTTTACTATCGCTACCGGTACTTCACAGTACACGTACAGTGGACAGTCTCCATACCCAACAACAAACACACATACAGTTAATCCATTATCTGTTAATGATGTTATTGAGGTCAATGGATACACAATGTATGTTACTGCTGTTAATGGTAGTGCATTCTCTGCTATAAACTCTGATGCAAGTAGTGCAAATGGTCATCCTCCTATAGCTACAACTGATGATATTATCATCAAGGGGTCAGCTTCTCCTGAAGGTTCTGGAGCACCTGATTCACGTAACAGTAGAGTGATTTCTTACAGCAACTATCTACAGATTATGCGTAGAACTCACAAGGTTACTGGTACTGAATTTGGTACTAAGACTTGGATTGAGGTTGAAGGTAAGAGTGGACAGAAAGGATACTTCTGGTATCTTCAAGGTGTTGCTGATGAGTATCACAGATTCCTTAATGAGCGTGAAGCTACATTATTGACAGGTGAAGACTTCCAATCTAACCTTGCAGGTCTTGCTGGTGCAGGTAGTGCTTCTTTTGGAGATGCTAACTCTGTAACATTCACTAAGGGTCTTATTCCTCAGATTTCTGCGGACGGTAATGTTGAAGGATATGGTACTTTAGCTATTACTGATATTGAGAACATGACCAAGGAACTTCAGAAGAATCGTGGAGCAAGAGAATCAATGCTTGCTTGTGGTCACGACTTCAAGTTGGATGTTGATAAACTTATTTATTCTGGTGGTGGAGCACTTGGTGGAGGAGGAGCAGTTCAGTTTGCTGCATTCCAGGGTGTAGAAAATCAGGACATTCGTTTCTCTATTGATGCGATTGAGTTTGGAGGATATAAGTTTGCATTGAAAGTCTTAGATATGTTCTCTGACCCTAACCTACTTGGTTATAAAGATGGAGCTTATTCAAAGATGGGTATGGTTATTCCTATGGATGACACTGTTGTTTATAACAACATGAACTCTAGTACAGGAGTATTAGTACCATCATTGACTCTTAACTACCTTGATAACGATGAAGGTGGAAGAGATTACATGGAGTGGGTTACTGGAAAAGGAATGGGTGCTGCTACAAGCGGTGATGATTTCTTTGAGGTACATATGCTTTCTCACTGTGGTCTTGAAGTGTCTGCATTAAACCGATTTGGTTTATTTACTTATGTAGCACCATAATTTACTATAACAAATGCGGGGGGTGTTTTTACCTCCCGCATTTATTTTTATTATTTAAATTAAATTAAAATGAAAAAGAAAGAGATAATTATTTTTGAGTTATGCTCATCAACAACTAGTAACTACGAAGACACTAATGGGTATAGACGTAGTACTGCACGATCATTCAGTTTACCCGCAACATCAACTATATTATTTACAGACGAAGAAGAAGACACATACATAAGAGAAATAAGGTATGTGAAGAGTCATAGGTCAATATTTATAGATGACCAGGCAGAATTTAGTTCAACGTCAAATATGTTAAGGCAAGTAAGTAAACCACAATTTAGTGATGGTATACTTGCTGTTAAACCTTCACAACAAAATCTATTAGATTTTCTACGTAATCACTCATGTAATGAAGTAAATCAACACTGGGACATGGAAGGACAGAAATCTATTTTTCGTGAACGTAACCCTGTAGAATTAGCTCGTAAAGCAAACGAAGGTAATAAGAAGATAATCAATGCATCTAGATTGGTTTACGATTCTGACTTCGTGGGTAAGATTGTACCTATTGCACAGTATTTAGGTTTTGACACAGACAGAGAGAGTGACCTTATTATGTGGGATATTGACAACTATGCTAGGAACAATGCAGAGCGGTTTGTAGAGCTACTAGACAGTCCTGTAATTCAGCGTTACTCTGATGTTGGTAGAGCTATTAAGATGGGTATTGTCCGTATTGATGGTCAACGACTATTATGGGCAGACAGTAGACAGATTCTAGAAACCCCCGCGAACTATGACACTAGAGAATACTTCTCTGAGGTATCCTTTGATGACCAATACAGTTCAACGTGGATAGAAGTTAAACGTCTAATGGATAAGCGTTCTACACCTAAGGAGGACATGGAGCGTATAGCTGCACCAAAATCTACACAAGTTAAAGAACTTAACAGTAAGACTGTTGAGGAACTAACTGAGGAACTTAGAGACACAGGTGTAATTTCTTGGGAAGCTCCATTCTTTGTTATCGGAAACGATAAGATAAAGGGTAAAGCTAAACTTTTAGAATATGTAGGTGATCATAAAAAAGAATTGTCTGCACAATTACTTTAATTACTTACATTTGCGTATCCATTATGGTCGATGGTCGTTCTGTTTCTCTGAACTGATTTACCAAAATCAAACAAACAGAACGAAAAGAAATCCCCGCCATTGTGCGGGGTTTTTTTATATTTGAACTTATGATTAATAAATTATATAAACGTATATCTCGTATAATTGCACTAGTGTGTTCCAAAGACTATGATGGTCGTAAAGACTTTGAGGATGCAGATCGTCTATATCGTTGGTTAACAGAGCACTATGAAAAATAAAAAGTATTTATCTGTTATAGAGAAGTGGTTACACCACGACCATGAGTATGGTTACCAAGAGTTAACAGATTTGCTAGATATTTCAGCAAGGATAGTGTACACTACACACCTTAAAGAACCCTGGAAGCATTTTACAATTGTACAGATGGAAAAGATTGCCTATCTGTTAGATAAAGACATTGTAGAGATATTTTGGGCGTGTTACAAAAGACCATATGCTGACATTGCCCATGATGAAGAGAAAGTAAAATTAAATCAATCACTAGATAGAGCAGGTATAAAATGAATCTAAGAATAGACTTAATAGAGGACAGAGGGTTTAGTAAAACATTACATTTTGCTGCACCCAATAGTAATGAAGTAAAGGGGTACGTAACTGTTGGTGAGTCACACCCTTGGTTTGAAAAAGAAGTTGGGGATCACTTTACTCTAAGTGACCATATATAAACTCACTCTTAATATACCTACCCATATCTATATTTTTAGTTTCGGGTAAAACCTTTTTACCTTTAAACTTACCATCAACTACCGGGGTAAACCTACCAGTGTTTTTGATTATTAAACCATTCTTTTCAATATATTTTGGAATAGGTAGAATCTCATTATAGGTATTAATTATTTCATCACCTTTTCGTATGATTCTATTTGCCCACTGAATGTAGTAGTATGATGTTCTGTTCACAATATACTCCCAATCTAACGCTGACTCGTACTCAATAATATCCCCCGCAGACAGTGTAAACCCAAACTCCTTCTCTAACCACTCATTGTCAGCATCTATTACTTCACCACAAGTAGTGTACTTATTAGTCTTCTTATCTCCCCCATTCATTACAGCATCCATCAACTCATCCTCAGACAAGTCTACTATTATATTAGAGTCATCATCTTCTTTAATTGGGGTAAGTAGTACAGACTTATATGCTTTACGTTCACCGTCTACATCATAAGATACTATCATACCTTCCTTGATTATGTAGTACTCATCACCCCCAATTTTAATAAACGACTCAGAAGCAAGATAGTTAAGATAAACAGTTGACCCAATCGGTATTGTAGCATTCTTTGGTGCATTCGTAAGTTCACCATGCATAGGTTTATTCTGATACATATCACCAGCATTATGGGGATGATAAAATTCCATACCACCTTCCGTAGTATATGTGTGTACAGCTTCCATGTCAACCTTGACAAAGTATGTATCTGTTGGTATAAAGTTTTCAATTGAATCAAACATGATTTAGTTTTTTACAAATAAGATTTTAGGTATACGGATGTTGCTAATATACGAACATTGGTTGAATACATACTCTACAAATAATCCATCAGCAAAGAAACTAGTCCAAGAATCTTGTTCAATTGTTTCACCTTCATTTGTTGCCTTGTGTGGTAACATCTTAACAGACTTTGCATACTCACCAAGTATAGCATAACTTCCCCAATCAACCTTCTTTGCTCTTAGTTGGCAAATAGCAAATGAAGTTTTATAATCAAACTGATGGTGTGTGAAGTCCCAATAGATAAAGTTCTCTTTACGTTCATTAATATACTCCACTGTTTTAGGTATATAAATATCCTCCACACTACAGTTAACTAACAACTCATCATCTTTTAAATCATTCTCAATGAATGCTTTACGATTCAAAGCACCCCAATGACCACTGTTCTCTTCTGTGATTTTAAATGAAACTCTATCGTCATCACCGTAAACAGTAGTAAAGATGTCTTTAAACTCTAACAGTGATTCATCCCCATTAGAACATATGGTTAATTTCCAATTGTCAGATGTCTGTGTCATTAATGATTGCACTAAATTAAGTGTTACATCTTTCTGTTGGTAGTATGTAGCAAAAAAGTGAACTGTCCTCATTATCTATTAATTATTTCTTGGTAGATATCTCTACGTTTTTTATTTAAATTTCTAAGTTCATATGGTTGAACAAGTTTGTACAGTTCCTCCCCACGTTGATGAGCTTCTTCCACTGTATAAGATTCTATACGATCTTTCCAGGATGTACCTAGAGGTATTAAGTCAATGACATCTTTGAAATCATCATGTATCTTTCTATTGTAAGGTTCTATATCAGAACAGATAATCGCTTTCTTTTTAAACCCTGCTTCAATAACTTTTAAGAATGACTTAGAATTATTAAAGGTTGTGTCTATTAGTGGTGCTAGTGCTACATCAATTGCATTATATTCCCAGGCATATTCATTCCAATGCTTTAGTGTAGTGTAGTGGTTGACATTAAGTATGTCTTTATACTCCTCACAAACAACTAATAACTCTCTAGAACTAAAGTCATACTGCATCATCTGTAAATCTGCTTGGTGTCTTGTTGACCCAAGATAACCAAATATAGGTTGATCATTAGCGACAGGGTAATTAAAGAACTGTCTCTCTTTTGAGTCTACACCATTTTCAATTACATAAGGATGCCTTCTTGCACCATACTTGAGGTAATAGTCTGAAAGGTTTTTAGACACAGTTGTGATAGCATCTGCTTGTTTGATACCTTTTCTTACATCCGGGCGTTTGTGATACCTGTCATCAATATCCAAGACAAACTTACTACCCCTTCTTTTCATAAAGTCTAAGAAGTGTGGGATGTGTTCAAACCCGGTATTAGATACAGAAAACTGTACAATATCAAAATGATAGTTATTGATAACTTCCATTATCTTATCCCTATGGTTTGACTCTACAATAACAACTATATCATCTACAAACTCATCACCTGACTCTTCCCAAGCATAATGTGGAGCACGTTGTCTATGGTAGTAAACACCAGAGTCTGTTGTCTGTATAACTAAAATATTCATCACAACAAAAATAAATAAATATAGGGTAAAATGTTAAATTTTGTTAATTTTTTATTACATTTGTTAAATGGATAGTTTTTATTTTATAGAGAACGAAAATATTCACGAGGTAACTGTGGGTATAAACCCTAAGACTGACATTCGATATACTGTTGGTAATGAGTATACGTGTGGTAGAGATACTAGACTTACAATAACAGGTATTGAGTTTGACCAAAACGCATTAGTTGAGTATGGTATTAGTCGTGCATTAATCTTTGGTAAGAAAAAAGATTGTGATGAAATACTATGGAAAGTGATTGAGAATATACCAATGAGTATTACGTGTAAAGTATGAAAAAGTACAAAGCAAAACCATTAGATGAGCACCTACTAGAATTGTCAGGAAAACCTGAGAAGAAAGTTGAAAAGCTGATAAGTATCCATTACATCTATTCAAAACCAATGACGGAGGTAAACTATAACAAGTACATCCGTACAGAGAAAGATGCAGACTTTGAAGTCTTTGATGAGTTAGATGAACAAGGTAATCGTGTACCACATGGTGTATTGTTTTATTGGGACACACCAATATTCACACAACCAAAAACAATAGGTCAATTTATTTCTGTAGCAGCAGCTTTGGGTAGGGATTTATATTGGGAGGAAGATACCTGGATAAATCACTTATACATCAACGTCAAGTATTAAAAATTACAAATTGAAGCATAGTCAAGATTGTACTTTTACAATCTAAAACTTTGCTATGGCATCCCCCTTACGAATACTTACAATAGGTTCTGAAAAAATACGAGCAGATAAAGTTGCCTACGTATTAGACGATAATACAATAAGAAGAGTTTTTTATGAGGGTGTTTTTATTACCACCACAGACTCTATAGCTACACTACAAGCACTTATACCTGAGTTAATTACATTAAACTATAGTGAGGGTGGAAATGTTTATGTAAACGCAGTCGGTGTAACATCAATCCAAGACACAGTTAATCAAACATTAATAAGACTAAACACAATTGCTGCTGTAACTGTACTTGATTCTGTTAGTGATGTAACAACAGCAATTAACCTTAAACTAGCTACCGGTGGTGGTGCTATTAGTGGTAGTATTAGTATTAATCAAGTTGCGTATGGTATAGGTTCAGACACTATTGGTGGTGAGTCAACATTCACATACAACAGTACAGATGATGTACTTACAACAGAGGGTCATTTACTCACCCCGCAAGCAACAAACCCAGAGACAACAAACCCTAATGATAACCTTTGGATTAATTCTGGAGACAATCACCTATACAGAGGTGACAGAGATGTTGAGTCAACAGTTCATTTTAATGTAAGGAATGATAGTACAGAAGAGGGAGAAAGTTATACAATTCCAGTAGGTGCTCCTTTATATTCAAGAGGAGAGATTGGTGGTTCTAATAGAATATTGGTTGGTGTAGCTGACGCTAGTGATGCTAACAAAATGCCTTGCATTGGTGTTGCTATGGAGGAGATGAATACTACTTCCACGAAAGATGGTAACGCTATAGCTAGTGGTATATTAAATGAAAGCATAAACAGCTTTTCAGGTCTTACAGACAATAAAGTGCTATATGTTGCAGCACATGGTGGTAGTACTTGGTCAACAGTGTCTGATTTACTTACCCCAATTAAACCAACAGGGACAACACATTTAATACAGAATGTTGGTGTATGCATTAGGCATACGGGTGGTACAACCATGAAGGGTTTTAATGTTGCAGCAATTGGTAGAACAAATGACACCCCAAATCAGATATCAATACCTGGTAACATAACAGCAGCATCTTTTGTTACAAGTGGTGGTACAGCAACACAGTATGTTAGAGGAAATGGTTCGGCTACAGAGCTTGAGATATCACAAGATCTCTCCCCACAGTTAGGAGCAGCATTAGACACACAAGGTAATGCTATTACAGGAAACTATGCCACTGACAGTAGAAGAGCAATACTTATAGAGAGTGGTTCTGAACACCAACTATCTATTGACGATAGTGGTGATTTCCTTATCACTACATCAAGTTCCCCAACAAAAGTAGTCATACCAGAAAGTGCAACAACAAACTTTACACTTGGTACTGAAATAGAGATTGCACAAAAAGGTGCAGGCGCAGTTACTGTAAGTGCTGCAACAAACGTAACATTAAATGCATCAGCTACTGGTGCAGTAACAGTACCAAATCAATGGGGTGGTGCATCATTAAAGAAGATTGATGCTAACGAATGGTTATTGATCAAGAAGGGTAGTACTGGTGGTGGTGGGGGAGGTGGTGTAGACAAATTCAACACTTTGATAGGTGATGTAACGATCTCAGAGGGTACAAACATCACATTCAATACTGTCGGTAATAACATTGAAATTAGTGCAGCAGGTGGTGGCGGTGGTGGAACAGTAACAGAAGTTACGACAAACGCTCCATTATCTGTAGCGAGTGGTACTTCAACACCAGACTTGTCAATATCCCAAGCTACAACATCAACAGACGGGTACTTGACCTCAACTAACTGGAACACATTTAACAATAAGTTAAGTAGTGTTGGGGGTGATGCCGCACCAATACTTGGTGGAAACCTAGATGTTAACAATAATAGTATTGTGTCAACAAGTGGATTAGACATAAGGATAACGCCTGATGCTTCGGGTAATGTTGTATTAGATGGTATTAAGTACCCACAAGCAGATGGAACAGGAGGACAAGTGCTTCAGACCAACGGAGCAGGGCAGTTATTATTTGCTACAGTAGGTGGTGGTAGTGGAACAGTAACTGAAGTGACAACTAATGCACCTTTATCTGTAGCAAGCGGTACATCAACACCTGACTTGACAATAACACAAGCAACAACGTCAGTAGATGGGTATTTAACTTCAACTGATTGGAACACATTTAACAATAAGTTAAGTAGTGTTGGGGGTGATGCAACACCAATACTTAGTGGAAACCTAGATGTCAATGGTAACAGTATTGTGTCATTAGGTAATGGAGATATTTCAATAACACCTGATGGTGCAGGTAGTGTTATATTAGATGGCATCAGCTACCCACAAGCAGATGGAACAATAGACCAAGTACTAAAAACAGATGGTGCTGGGCAGTTATCTTTTACATCACAAACATCTGGTACGGTTACATCTGTTGGTGGAACGGGTACGGTCAATGGATTAACACTTACAGGTACAGTAACGTCATCAGGTAACCTTACACTTGGTGGAGGTATAACAGGTTTCTTACCATTAGCAGGTGGTATTATGTCAGGGGCTATAACTGGTAATCAAGACATAACAGGTAAAAGACCTATAGTTACTGACACAACTACAAATATAGACCTAACGCTAGGTACACATGAAGGTAGTTTTATATACTCTGATAGCGGTTTACCTGTGACTGTAAATATTATAGCAAATGCAACACAAGCGTTTCCTGTAGGTACAGAGATTGATATAATTCAAGCAGGTGCAGGTGCAGTAACAATAACCCCAGCGGGGAGCGTTAATTTAAATGGTGCAAATGCAGCAATACCAATTACAGCACAATGGGGAGGTGTAACATTGAAACAAATAACAGTAAATAACTGGATAATTGTTGGTAAAATATAATATATGTTTGGATTAAATCTAGGAGCAACAAGTTCGAGTGGAGTGGGGGTGAGCTACGATACGGACGCTGTGACTTACTTTGCTGCTGTAGTAGCTGCTGGAGGGTCTTTGTCTAATGGATTCAAGGCTGCTTGCTCAGATTTATTTGTAGCTGCAAAAGCGAATGGATATTATTCAAAGTTGATTCAATTCATGCCCGTTGGTGGAGGGGTGGAGGCATCGGCTGAAATCAATATGGTTAGTCCTGGGACGAAGGATGACATTTATAAAAACTCACCGACAATTGATAGTTCAATCGGGGTAACTTGGGATGGTGTAACTCAATGGGCAGATACTCAAATTGACTTGAACACCGACTTTAATTCAGGTTCAGATTGGTTAGTTGGGGCATATCACATTAATGGATTTGTAGGAACGGTAACGAACACCATTCTCGGAGCGATGAACACTTCCGCTTCTCGAATAATGGTGCAAGCGCAAAATGGCGCTACCTTCGATGTGGCTGTTTACGGTAATGGTCACTCTTCGTCTTTCGCTAAAAGTGGCACAGCTTTAACCGATGGTAAAATGATAATCGGGCATAGAAGCGCAACCAACAGACTTCATATAACCGTTGGCGCTACTCGAACAACAACGACAACGACCCGACCAACCACGGGAATCGCTTATGATTTCGCCTTTGGAGGAAGAAACAAACAAGGAGTGATCGACACTTTCACCAATGGAAAATGGTGCTGCAAAGTAGCGGCAACAGGAATGACAACAGCGGAGGTCGATCTAATGATAGCAGACATTGACACATTTATAGCAGCAATTTGATGGAATTTATAATACTAGATAGGGCAGAATCAGAAGCCGTAGCATCCCTTCACATTCATGGGCGAGAGGTGATGATTCCTGCCGATTCATTCATCTATCCTCTGGTGATCTCTGAATCGATCAAAACGAAACTAGATACAGATCAACTCGATATAATCAATCAATCTGAAATAACATTTTTTCCCGAAACTGATGATTGAAAAAGAATACGAATTTGAACCTGACGAAGATATTTAAATACAATTTTGATTTAGTTATAAACAATAAATTTGAAGTATGGGATTTTGGGATATATTTAGAACACGAAACAGATACAATGAGAAGAACATTGTTGGGTTTCTATCGTTTACTGTAATGACAATATTTGCAGTGGTGGATATTGTTACCGGTATATACGGGAATGCATTAGTACACAGCGATGCCATATTTAACTCATTTGTTATAGTGACACTTGGGGCATTTGGTATAGCAGAAGCTGGAGCGATATTTGGTAAAAAAACAAAAGAAGAAGATTAACTATTAAATTTTATATACATGAACATTACATCAGAGTCTGAAGATTTTTCAAAACTTATGGAAAAAATGAATCAAGTGGACAAGACCACAGAAGTAACCCCACAAGTGTGTAATTTAGATGATGATGAATGTTTAAGTTGTGGTAGTTGATGGCATATCTTACATTAGTATCAGATAATGGGAGAGAAGCTACATACGAAGTAGATCAAGAAATTATTGACTATGTTGCAGATATAGAACTAAACAATGAGATAATGAAACACGCATTCAGTTCCATATCTCAATCTATGCATAAGAATTTTGATTTCCTAGACGAAATACATAATAACTAATGGCAGCAAAAAAAGACAGTAGATTAACAAGGGCAGGAGTGTCTGGGTTTAATAAACCTAAACGTACACCCAAGCATCCAAAGAAATCACACGTAGTTGTTGCTAAAGTTGGTGATAAGATTAAGACCATACGATTTGGTGAGCAAGGAGCAAGTACAGCAGGTAAACCAAAGATGGGTGAATCAGATAAGATGAAAAAGAAACGTGCAAGTTTCAAAGCTCGTCATGGTAAGAACATTAAAAAAGGTAAGATGAGTGCAGCTTACTGGGCAAATAAAGTGAAATGGTGAAGAAGAAAAAATCAACAGTCAATGCAGTTCTCAAAACATGGACTACATAAAAAGAAAAAAAGATGAAATACGGAGGAAAAACTAGAAAAGGTGGATTGTGTTCAGGTAAGAAAAAACCAACCAAGACTAAAAAAACTAAAGGTAAGGGAGGATACTGATGGCAGGTAAGACAATGAAATACTATAAGTCTGCAAAGGGTAAAAAGTCTTACAAGAAAAAACTAAAAAAAGATGTAGAGAGATCAACATCAAAAGAAGGTTTAAAGAAACGTGCTGAACTTAAAAGGTTGAGGAGAAAACTAAATGCCCCTAAGGGTAAGGATGTCTCTCATACAAAGAATGGTGTTACTTTAAAGTCACCAAGTAAGAACAGAGGTAGTAAGAATGATACCCCAGGAGACAAGAGAGCTAGAGGGAGAAAGTACAAAAAGTAGAAATAATCTAATACTACATTTGTAATAATTAATTATAAATGAAAGTAGAACAGATTGATGCCTTGTCTGAGAAAGAGGCAAAAGAACTATTGTTGGAATTTTACAATTCCCCTTACTGTGATGTATACTTCTCAATCAAGTCACAGATCAAGAAACTCTCTAAAGAGATAGAGAACGCACAGATTGATTTCAAGGAAGACTCTGCACCATTCAAGAACTTTGTTACTTGGAGTGAGAAGTCATTAACCATCACATCTAACCTAGAACAGATACTTGCTAAGATAGATAAGTCTATACTACTAGAACAGCAAGAACGTAGGGTGAAAGCGGAGGATGGTTCTGTTGAGTCATATATACGTAAAAAATGACAGCAAAGGAAGAGTGTAAAGCTGCGTATGATAGCTTTGATAAAGTGCGGAATTTCTCAAAGGAAATCCCTAACTGTATTTGGGACATAGACATTGAACTACCCGAACCCCCCACAAACTATAAGACTATACATAACTACGGTAAGTCTAAGGAAGACAGAACCTTCCCATACTTAGATAGTTCACACATAAAGCACATAGACTCTTTATCTAGTAATGACACAGAAAGAAAAGAGTTCTTAGACCAAGAGTGGGATCGTAGACGTAATGGTTTATGGTTCTACAATGGTGATAAATTAGAGTGGGTTACAGGTCACTACTACATGACCTTACAGTATTGGTTAATACCTATTGAAGACTTAGATGGTGGTTTTGGTAACCCTAAGTTTGTTGACTTACACAGAGACATAACTTACTCTATATGGTGGGCGAAGAAACACGAACAGCACACCGGGTTAGCGTACCTTGGTACTAGACGTTCAGGTAAGACAATGCTTGGTGCAGCACATGGTTATTGGGACACAACAGAAAGGTACAATGCACTGTTTGGGTTACAGTCCAAGACTGATGCAGACTCCAAGACTATATTGATGAAACTTGTAGGATCATGGCAGAGACTACCGTCCTTTTGGAAACCAATAGATACAGGATATACTACGGTATCTAGGGAACTAATGTTTTCAGAACCACAACGTAAATCCACCAAGACACAGAAGCGAGAGTACAAGGAAGTATTAAACTCACGTATATATGCTTATCCATCAACGGAGGCAGCAATGGATGGTACACGTACTACATTTCAGTTCCAGGATGAGTTTGGTAAAAGACAAGAATCTGACGCACACAAGACACAGCAAATATCTAAGATATGTTGTGTGGTAGGTCGTAAGGTTGTGGGTTTTGCTTTTTGGGCAACCACTGTTGAGGAGATGGAGAAGGGTGGTGGTGAGGCAGCACACAAGATATGGGAGTCATCTAACCCACGTAAATTAAACGACAATGGTAGGACAGCATCTACTATGGTACGTTTATTCTTCCCCGCAGAGTATGGTCTGTTTGAGGGTGGGTTTATTGATGATTGGGGATACTCTGACTTAGATGGTGCGAGGTCATGGTTAAACTCAGAGGAAAAGGGATTAGACGGTGATAATTTAGTGGACTGGAAACGAAAGTTCCCCCGCAAGATAGATGACTGTTTTGCTGTGTTACAGAACAACAATAACTACAACAAGAGAAAGTTATATGAACAGTATATGTATTCTTCAACACTAGAACCTATAGCAGAACCTGTGAGGGGAAACTTTATGTGGGATAATGGTATACAAGACAGTAGTGTAATATTCAAACCAAACGATGACGGTAAGTGGTTAGTTGCATGGATGCCACCAGAGGAGGACAGGAACAAGAAGGAGAAATTTGCTGGGCATTGGAAACCAACAAGGGATGACTGTAAGACTGGTGCTGACCCTTTTGCACACAGACAAACAACACAGAAGGGGTCTATGGGGGCAGCGTTTACATTATTACAGTCTCACTATAAGTTCCCACGTATGAAGATGTCATGGGTCTGTCAGTACTTAGCTAGAACAAATCACCCACATGAACAAGCGGAGGACATGATTATGCAGTGTGTGTTCTATTCCTCAGAGTTTTTGTGTGAGAAGAACGTGTATGGTGTATTAGATTACTTTCACAAACGAGGGTATGACGGTTACTGTTTATTCAACCCACTAGATCCAGACTCATTGAAGAAAAGGATAAAGGGTCACAGAGGTATGCCAATGACGGGTAGTGATGCGGGTGAAGCACTAAGTAGTATAACCCAGGCACACATTGAGGACTACATTGGGTATGACCAAGAAAATAAAACACATGGTTACTGTCCATTCCTCAATTTAATATCTGATTGGCAGAAGTTTGACCCTAATAAACGAACAGCGTTTGACTGTGCTATGGCAGCGGGTATGGCGTTGATTGCCACCCACAAACCAAAACATACAGTGGAGGTTAGTTATAAACTATCAGATTGGTTACCTAAGTACAGTAATAAAGGGAATACATCTAAAAGGGTGCGATAGTTTTTTACAAAATTGTACATATAGGTTGGGGTACTTTTGTTTTACAAATTACTCTATAAAATGGCATTATCAGTAAAAATACTACGTACAGGAACAGGAGCTTCCCTCAACAAATTTGTTGTCACAGCGGGGAGTGGGGATACGGGGAAACTTCAAATACAGTACAACGATTCAGACATATACAATAATCTGACAGGTACTGAAGATGACATATCAAATGGTGCATCAAATACTACGATCACTATTCCATTGGACGCTAACAATCAAATCAATAAAGGTAAGTACTACTTTAACTTTGTAGCATCAGTAGGTAGCAGTGATACAGACACTATCAATTTTCAGATTGATGAGGTCAGTCCAGTCATTGCATCAGAGGCAGATGTTTATGCACCTAGCTTCAGAACAGATGATAACTCAGGTTATATTGTAGGTAACGGAACAGTTACAGCAGCAAGTCGTACATTGACAGTTCAATACCCTAAGGGTAGTGAGCAAGCAAACCTGACATCAACAGCAACAGATGTAACAAGTAGTTTATACATTACTACATCTAACTTGTGGACAGGTGCAATGCAGACTACTTTAGCGTATGATATAACATACACTATTGCTGCCACTACAGGTTTTGATGCATACACTTATCAAGAGAGTGGTGCAGGATACGATACAGAAAACATAAGTCCTGATAATGCTTTATGTGATGTATATGACTGTATTGAGAGCTTGCGCCAACAAGTTGTCAGTGCTGCAACAAACAGAAGGAGTAATTACGCAAGTCTATTGAGTGACTACACATACACTTGTTCACTAGCACTTCAGTTCCGAGAAGCAGTGACTTGTAGTAGGACAGCAGCATTAGATGATATCATTGCACAAATAAAGGCAATAACTAACTGTCAAGGTTCATCAACCACTAACCCATCTACAGAATCCCGTAAGGTTTACGGAATCGGTGGTAGTAGTGAATCAATCCAAGACATTGTTGGGGAGATGTTCACAGATGCTATTAATTATGGTGTTAAGGCAACATACAATGACAACTTAGCAACAATATCACTTGAGAATGAATCATTGTTCTTAAACGTATACAACAACACAAGTTTAGAAATTGTAAAAGGTAAAGCTGTATATGTGAGTGGTTATGATGCAACAACAGGATTACCTGAGGTCACAGAAGCTGATAATACTTCATCTGCTACATCTAATAGTATAGGTCTTGTTGCTTCAACCATTGCTCCTGCTGCCACAGGTAGAACATTAGTTAGTGGATTAATACGGGATGTTAATGCTCTGAGTGAGGTATCAGAGGGTACTAAATTATACCTTTCAACTAGTGGTAACTTGATAACTGATCCAGGTGCAAATGCAGAATCTCAATTTATTGCTACAGTAATCAAATCAGGAACATCTGCAGGACAGTTGCTTGTAACCCCACAAAAGTCAGTTAATTTAAATACTGCAATTAGTACAACAACTGTTATAACAGAACTTCAAAATAATATGAAGAAGTTAGTGGTAACTGTGACAGGGTCATCCTTAGAAGTACTAACTGGTACATCTGTTGAAATTGTCCCACCACTACTTTCGTCATATATTCAAATCCATAGTGCTGGTGTGGTAATAACAACTGTACCAGGTTCATCAGGAACACAAGAGTTTAACTTTGGGTTAATGACGGGTACAACAACTGGTGGATATGAAGCAACTAGGGAATTGATGGAGACAACAGGTATGACTTCTACACAAGCTGTGTTAGGAGGAGCAAATGCCCTTTATCAAATGTTTAGAAAAGAAGGCATAAACCCACCAAATCACTTGTCAGTATCAGACGGTATCTACCTCACAAATAGTGACGGAGGTGGAACTTATACTGAATGGGGTGGATCAACTGAAATTAAAGTTGTAATTTACTACAGTCATTTTAATTTTTTATAATATATGTTAGTAGATAAAGTATATAAAGCTGTTCAACAGTTAGTGAACAAGAACCAGGTCAGTGGGATATTAACCCCCGCTGAATTTAATAGGTATGCTGAGTTTGCTCAGATTGAACTATTAGATGAATCATACTACAACGCTAACCAACAAGGTTATGAGTTTAACTATGAGGTATCCGAGAACTTCTCAACACTAAAGAAGGTACAGTCTATTACTTTAAGTGGTGGTCAAGCAACAAAACCAACAGACTATTATTACTACAGTAGTGCATTAGCTAATTACATATTTAATGACAGTGGGCGTACAACACCTGTTGAGTTTGTAAGGGACAGTGAGTGGGCAGAAAGGTTAGGTTCAGAGGTAAACAAACCATCTAGACAGTTTCCAATAATGAGGAACATGGATGGTTTCTTTGATGTCTACCCACAAGAGATAAACAACATAACACTTACATACATAAAAGAACCAATAATCCCTTGGTGGAATTACACCCTGAGTGGTAGTACTCCAGTATTTGCAGCTACAGGTGGTGTAACCACTAATCCAAATGCAGGTGTAACAGCAGGGGACAGCACAGATTTTGAGATTGATGATTTTGAAGACTTTGTTTGGAGAATATGTAAATATATGGGTATAGAGACTCGTGAAGGAGATCTTTATCAATCAGCTAATGCAGAACAGAACACTTAATGGCAACAATATATCGAATAGGGGAACAGGTTCAGAAGTTATACGGACAGAAAGTTGTTGGTAGTAAGATTACAAGGCAAGAAGCAATTCTCGCAGCATCACAAGCTACAAATAAAATACTGCGAGATTTAATATATGCTAACAAGACACAGGGTATTGAAACAATTCCTTATCAGTGTTTTAGAGAGTATGTGTTACCAATCAAACAAGACACATTTAGAAACAAGTGGTATGCTAAACTACCAATTAGAACTCTAGAGTCTTTACTTAACAATATGGGTATTTATCATGTCTCCCCCGCAACAGACATAGATGAACTTATGATTCCATTAGATGCAGGATTTAATTCTATGTTCAAGGGATTAGACTCATACCAATTAGAGGGTAAGTTAGGTTACATACCAGAGAAAGACAGAGTATACATACAAGGTGCAGAGTTTGACGAAAACTTTGAAATATTTGTTAGACTTATCCCGGATGCAACATCACTTGAACCTGAAGATGACTTACCCGCACCAGTAGACTTAGAAGTAAACATTATTCAAATAGCACTACAGCTACTAGCTACACAAATGCAAGTCCCACGAGACAATCAAAATGACGGAGTATGACACAGTATACAATAGATAGTATAGTAAGGGGATATTTGATTGACAAGGGGCAAGATGCAATGCATGAGTACCCTAGAGCATTACGTGCTGCTATTACGTCATTAAAAGACTTGCACTATGATGTTTCGGGTACACCAAAGGTAGAGGTATTAACTGTTGAGAATGCATCTAAGGCAACACTACCACAAGATGTGATACGTGTGATTAGGTTAGGTTTCTCTGACTCTAGTGGGAGATTTGTTGAGATATTCTCAGACAATAACTTAATTGTAAATACCCCCACAAATCAGAACGAGGTCAATCAATCAGAGGGTACAGTCATGGGTGGAGCATTTGATTCATCATTATTCCGTAATGGACAATCTATTGGTAGATGGTACGGCAATAAGGGTGGTGGAGCATACACTTTTAGAATGGATTGGGAGAGGGGTCTTGTTGAGTTCTCTTCAAACGTAAGTGGACAAGTTATCATAGAATATCTTGGTGACCCAAACAAGATTGGTGCAGAGTATTTAGTGCATCCATTTTTAGTAGAGGCGATTGAGTATGGTATACATTATCGTATGATGAAATTCAAAAGGAGTTATTCTGCTGGTGAAAAGCAAATGTCTCGTAATGATTACTTAAATGCTAAACATCATGCTCGTGTAAGATTTGCAAGTGAGTCAATGGGTAATATGATTAATGCATCTAGAACTACTTTAAACGGATCAGCTAAGTACTAAATATGCCACTAGAAAAGCGAACATTTGAGAAGGGAATGAACCAAGACCTTGCTGAGTCATTAATGTCTCCAGGGATGTATCGTTATGCTTTAAACATTAGGAACGGTAACAGTGAGAGAGGTGCTGTTGGTGTTATAACTAATGCTGAAGGTAATCAAGAATTTAGTGTTACACTCCCCGCAGGAGGTAACAGGGTTATTGGTGCATACGATGATGAAGCACATGACAGAGTAATATACATAGTACACAACACTGGGGGAAATAACAGAATATTTGCTTATAACTATGAGGAAGGTGTAGTACAGACTATTGTTTCTGACTCTAATAACGTGTTAGACTTAAACGTAGACTATTTAGTCACTGCTATAAATGTAGTGGCAGATCAAAGCACAGAGTACTTACTGTTCACTGATAACTATGGTGAACCAAAGAACATAGACGTACAGGCGGGAATACGTACATATGACACTACTACAGATAGTGGTCTATATACCTATAGAAAGTTTCTAGGGGATTTTGATACAGTCTCCCCCGCAACAGTAAACAAGGATGATGTTTACAGTAGAGAAATAGCTATAAGGGCAACTAGTGGTTCTCTTAGTCAAATAACAATATATTATAGAGCTAATAAGACAACAACACAAAACCCAACAGTTGACTTAACTAATTCAAACCCTCAAAGTGATTGGGAAATATGTCCAGCAGGATTTATTTACGGTAATCACACAGAAGAAAATTTTACAAATATTGTAAAGAAACATAGTAATCAAGTAGAGGGTAATTACGAATCAGCTAATGCTGATTACAATTTTTTAGAAGGTAGTTTATTTCAATTTAAAGTAAAGTATGTTAGAGCAGACGGTAGAGAAAGTTGTTGGAGTCCTATAAATAAATTTCTTGCACCAGAAGCAGAATTAGATAGTATAATAAATATTGATACTTATAATAATAGTAGATTATTAAACAACAGTATACGTTTATATATAGATGCACCAGATGCATCAGTATATAAAAGTATAAAGATTGCTGTAAGAAGATCTATGGATGATAGAACACCATCAGATTGGCAATTAGCAGAAAATTTAGACATCACAGATTACGAATCATATGTATATGATGATGGTGTACAAATACAATATATTTTTGATGGATCTAAAGCCCAAATGCCATTAGACACAAATGACACATCACAATTAATGTCATGGATTCCAAGGAAAGCAAAGGCACAATCTATTACATCTAGAAATAGAATACTGTACTCTAACTTTACAGAAGGACAACCATATGATTTAAACGGAGAATATTCAATTAATAAAAATTCTCCAAATGTATACTTTCTTGAAAGAGATAATCCATATAATACAACAACTGATTCAATACCAATAGTAAGGTATACTTCTAGTGCTATAGCATCAGTAATAACAGAAGAAACAACCTTTGCCCCATTTATTAATAGTATTGGGGGAAATGGTTTAGCTTTTCAGTTTCCAAGTTCTGTAAAAGCTGGTACTTTATATAGTATTAAAGTTGAAATATCTTACAGACTTATTCCTGGTAGTGCTGCTACAGCGGCAGGTTTTAACCAATCAGACTATAACATAAAGACGTGCTCAACTAAAGTAGATTTGATTGCTCAGACAAGTGCAACATCTGCACTGATTGATAGTTTTGTAAATCAAATAAATTATGCTAAAGATTTATATGTATCAGCTATTCAAACTATAGCTAAAAATAGATATATTGACAATACAGGATTTATCCTAGATAAATCAATAGCAACAGCACAATCTATTACTAGTGGAGGGAATGATTATTTACTAGTACTACCTATTCCAAAAGAAACTATTTTAGCTGGTGGAGGTGGGTATCCTTTTGATGTAGAGTTTTTCTATCGAAAAGTACCTAGAACTTCTGTTGGGTTAAACTTTAAGTCAATACAATCATTTAAGAGGGGATCACAACAACAATTTGGTATATCTTACAGTGATAAATATGGTAGACTATCTACTGTTATTGAACATAATGCATTTTCACAATATAATCCTTGGTGGATAGATACAAATGAAACAGTTGGTACAGCATTTAGTGATATAGGACAAAGGTATGCTCAAATAGCATTAAATCACGATGCCCCTTCTTGGGCAACACATTATCATATTTTAAAAACTAACAGTAATGGTATTAATAATTATGTATCATTTCCTTTATCTATTGCTACAGGGTTACCAAAGTTATCCAATGGTGCAGATAATCCATTAGATGGTAAATATTATGGTAGGGGGTTTATAAGAAGAGATATTGGTAATGTTGATTCAACAACAACATTAGATTATGACACCATAGATGATATGGAATTAATCTATATACCTCTTACATCATTACAAAATTCTTTAGTTGGTTATACTAATTTAAACGAAGCTCCACTTGCTTATGATTTTACACCAGGTGATAGGATAAGAATTGCTTATTCTTTAGCTTACGGGGTTAATAGACAACATATTCCAACAACACCAGCAGCATATTTTGAATCAACAGCAGATGCTGAAATATTATTCTATGATACAGAATTAAATTCAATAGCTATTCGTCCAAATGATTTACCATTAACCCTTGTTGGTACAGGTGGTATTTTTGCAACAGATAATGAAACAGGTAGTGGGGTAAGTGCTGGTCAATCCAAGATTAGAGGACTTCTGTGTGAGATATACTCCCCCACAAAAGAAAAAAATACTGAGTTCTATTATGAGATGTTTACTGGCACTGTAAGTGCAGATACAGCAAACTCTAGATATTATCATGTTGGAAATCAACAAACACAAAACTCTGCTCAAGGTGCTGTTATAGAGTTAGATAATGGTGATTCCTTTATAAAAGGAAGAACATATACAATAAAGTCAACAGTTACAGCATTAACTAACACAGCATCAACCCAAGTATTTAATTACTTTGTAGAAGAAGGTAATTTTTACGATAAAGTAACATCTAAGAGTTGGGGGGCAGGTAGACCAAACAGGAGTATACGTTCTACATCTCTAGAGGAAGACATAACAGGGTTCTTAGGTGAGTCTGTACGCCCCACAACAATAAGGTACTCAGAACCACTATTACCAGAGCAAGGGTATAATGGATTAGGTACAATACATGACTTAAACTTCAAGGATGCAAATGGTGCAATGAAGTCAATACAGCATATGCACACAGAAGGTAGTAAGACTATTGTCTTTCACGAAAACGCTGTAGGTGTGGCTGAGAGTGATCGTGCTGTAATTACCACACTAGATGAAAACAACATGACCATTGGTGCAAACACCCCGGTAAGTGATGTTGTTTACTATGGTACACGTGCAGGTATTGGTACTAACCCTGAATCATTTGCAAACAATAACAATAGAAAATACTTTGTTGACATTGACCAAGGTCAGGTCTGTAGACTATCCCAGGATGGGGTAACCCCAATCTCTGATGCAGGTATGGACAAGTACTTCAAGGAGGTGTTCAGGGACATGATTAAAAGTCCACAAGTAGACTATGCATTTGGTGCATACGATAAACGAACCGATGAGTACACATTAAACTTAAAGTGGACAGATACAATATCTGTAACACAGGGTGGTGGTGCAACATTTACAGGTAGTCCAACATTCACTGTACAGTACACAGCAGACATTAGTGCTTATGATTACTATATAGGGCAAAGTTTAGTCGTAGAGGGTCAAAACTACACTGATGACTCAATGGTTGAACGTCAAGGTTTTGCACCAACATCTGTGTATGTCTCTAACGTCTCAGGTAGTACAATAACACTACAGTTTACAGAAGAGCAATGGGACAATTCAAAATTCACAGGAGAAGGTGGAGCAAGAAGAATAAATGTCTATGCATTCAAGTCAAGAACATTGACATACAGTGAAAAAACTAAATCTTGGACATCATTTCATTCTTATATTCCTGAGAACATGACAAGTGCAGGACTAGACTTTGTGTCCTTCAAGGCAGGTAAATTGTACACCCACGATGACTACAATAACCCAATGAGTTATTATGGTGTAGACTATCCATCATATATTGATATAATATCAAACATGGGTGGTGATCAGGTAAAGATATGGAAGACAATGGCATTAAAAGCTACAACAGATGATGCTGAAGTAGTGGAGGCAGACTTCTTAATACCTGTATCATCCGCAGACACAACAGGTTCTGTTTTCCCTATTTCAGGTGGTGTAGAGGACAGTAGAGGTAATCTATCTACAGGTACAACATTTATATCTAAAGAGAATCAACTGTACTCCGAGTATATGCGATCAGGTACGGGTACAGACTACACAGGTTATATCGAAGGTGATAAGGTTCGTGGATATTGGGTGTACACAAGGTTTAAGATTAATTCAGGTATTAGTAAAATATATAAAATTATATCTGCATCGTTTGATTTCTTAATATCAAACTATACAAGATAACAGCATTATAAAACATTAAATTTGTAATATTATGGCAGTATCCCCAATGGCAATTATACAGACTGGGTTTGGTCTGGGACAAGCAACAGCAGGTTATCTAAAATCACATGAAGCTGAGTTTAAAAAAGCTGATGTTAGACAACAAATGGAAGACACCCGGTATGCTGACTATAATCAAGCATACTATGAAGAATTAAATCGTAGAGCGCAAGTAGGTTTACCTGAGGAGCAGAAACAGTACATGGGACAGGGAGCTCAACGTGCTGCAGGTGTAGGGTTAGCTGCCACAGAAGACAGGAGAGGTGGACTAATAGGTATAGGTAGATCTCAGGCAGGTTTATCTAATGCATATCGTGACATAGGTATGGCAGATGTAGCAGCTAGGCAACAAAATGCACAGCAAATGTTAGGTGAGATGGGGTATCGTGGAGCACAGGGTTACCAAGAGAAAATGCAACTTACTCAATTAGATTACGCTGCTGCTGAACAAATGAGGCAAGAAGGTCTTGCTGAACAACAAGCAGGTTTACAAACAGCATTTGATGGTGGTTCAAATATAGCAACAAGTATGGAGGGGCAACAGCAACAACCAAATCTGTATGGTTCTAACACTCCACAACAATCTACAGGTATGAATACAACACCTGGTGGATTAACATACAACACTAATCCATCTCTTAATTCGTATCAATCTACAGGTATGAATACAACACCTGGTGGATTAACATACAACACTAGTCCATCTTTATCTCAAAACAATAGTCCTTTTATATGATTTGTTTTAGGTATTTATTGATAGTAACATAATATAACATGGCACAAAAAGGATTAATAAAACAAGACTTATCTAAAGAGTTAGTTAGGGGTAAACAAGCTGCATTTCAGTACAAACCCCTTGATGACACACAATTAGCTTGGTTAGCACGAACAGAGAATCAACGTAACTTTGCAGAGTCAGAACGTAAAGCTAAAGAACAGAGAGATTTACGTGATAACCTTGCTAAGATTCAGGCATTGGGTCTACCAAAGGAGATGCAAGGATACCTTAACAGTAATGTTGAAGACTTAATCAATAAAGTACGTAACGGGGAGATTGATCCAGAATCATATGATTTCCGTAGAATGATTCAAACAATCTCAGGTGAAGCTAATCAATTAAATAATATTAATGAAAACCTAAAGAAACTTGCTGCTGAAGACAAACAAGTTATTATTGATGGGAGAGATGTGTCTGGTGATTACAAAGATCAATACATTAGTGCATATAACACAACCTATGTACCAGGAACAGATTTATATAATAAATTTGTAGGTTTACAAGAAGGTTTAATGAACGGTACTCCCGCAATAAAACTAGATGAAAACACTATCACAGATTTACAGAAGACTTTTATTGATAACAACAAAAATGTAGGTGTAGATATATCAGAAATGAGAAAAAATGGTTTCTCTAATATTGATATAATAAAAGAGATTCAGAGAATTGGTGGAGACGATATAAATAGTTTTAATGATTTTCTAGATACTAGGGCTGATGTTTATCTTAGATCAGAGTACGCAAATGCACAAAAAACAGCAGAACAGAGTGGTATACCAATAGAATCTTATGATGAATATAAGAAAAATAGGTTAATTCCATTTGGGTTACAAAAAACGCAAGTTACGGATGCAGAAATAGATACAACTAGATATCAAAATGCTGAAAAAGTTAAAGCAGCAGAAATTAAAGCAAATGCAACTAATGAAATAACACCATCATTTAATATACAAATGAGGGGGGGTGAAAATCAGAAAATATCTGACGATGGGACGGTAAGTAGATATCCAACATTTAATGCTGGTGGAGACACAAAAGTTGCAGGATACACTGTTGTTGGTATTATAAATGTGGATGGTGTTGAGAAGGCAATCACTGCTACGACAAATACTTCATCTGGTGAAATAGAATACAAATACAAAGATGATATAAAATTAGTGTCTGGGTATAAAAATGAATCTCTTAAAAAAGGAAGTAAGGAAATTAGAACACAAATAGCTAAAAGTCTGAGAGAATATGAAAATACTGACAAAGTCACGTATGATCTTAAACCTGAAATAAATGCTATTGTT